GTGAATGAACCAATCGGGTATCTCACCCTTCTTGAGCGAATTGGCATGGTAAAGACTGGTCGCCTTGGGATTGAGCGCCATGTGATGGATAGCTCCTTCATCGTTGACGATCATCTGGGCTGCCTTATCTCCGAAGAGTACGTTCACCACCTCGATGTTCCCTTCGACATAAGTCTGCATAACGGGGAGACTCGGTGGAGTCTCGGTCTCTGTGGTGGTGTGCGGTCCCTTGGCGGGAATCCAATGGATAGCTTTAGTCATTATCAATCTCCTTCATTATCTCTGCGGCTACTTGTTCGTTGTGGCTGGTGGGTTCACTGAGAGGTTCCATATTCAAGGCATCGAGTAGATCGTTGAGATGCATCTCGGCTTCTGATTTGACCTTCTCTCCGACTGCCTCGATGATACCCTCAGCGCAGTCATACCCGTCATGGTCTTCGATATGTCGCTGACATTCCCAAGCCATTGTCCTGGTCAGCCCGGTTACTAGAGCCTTCATCATCTCGACTGCTTCATCCTGGTTCCTGGGCAGACACTGCTTCATGATTGAAGCGAGGGTGGTCTCGAACCCATGTTGCTTGATTACTTCCTTAAGGGTTGTCATTCTGTTTCCTCCATATGTAAACGACAGTGTGATGAGGTATCTTATGGTCTCGGGCTATCTGCTTCATATTGAAGTTTGGCTTCTGTAACGCTAAGCTGACCTTACGGACCAACTTCACGTTACTGCAGATATACTCGTTCTTCTTCTTCCGGTCGAGTATGGCTAAAGTACGCTCCACAATGCGCGTCTCGTAATCAACATGTGCATACTCGGTGACCGCTGATTCATCGGTGTGTCTTGGCTTCCTGGTCATGCGCATTCCTCCTATACCCGTATTATAAAGGAATAATCGCAACAGAATTATACACTTGGAGCAGTTACAAGCCGAATAAACTCTAAGTTACTGATTCGTAACGGGTTTCTGACCGCTTGTAATCGGACTTGTAACCGCAAAAACAAGTCCAAGCTGCTCTAAGCGTCGGTAATGTAAGGAAAAAATGTCACACTTGTAGACTTGTAACGGCTGGTAATACAAATAAGGATAAGAGAGTGTGTGAGAGTGTGGTGTGATCGGCTATATATCAAGATACTCCTCTTTAATACAAGTATACAAGTGGTACAAGTCGTCGGGTTTTATTATACGGATCATATAGTTAGAGTAGCTTGGGCTTGTAAAAGAGACTTACAAGTCAGTTACAAGTTTAACGATTTCAACCAGTTAGAGCAGCTCCTGTCCCTGGACTCAAGTGCTGGTATAGTGAGCGCCATGGCCAAGCGGACAAAGAAGAGGAGAGGCAAGAAGGCTAAGGTGCAGAGACGTACTGACCCTAGCACATTCCTCCCTGAGTTCCCTGATGTGGTGAGAGCCATCGCAATGCAGGGTGTGACCGATGATGAGCTTGCATTTAGCTTTGGTCTCAACCCCAAGATCATTCGAGCATGGCGCAAGATATACCCTGACTTTGAGAAGGCTATCGAAGAGGGACGCACCATCGCTGATCTGCAGGTTGTTGAAGCACTGCACAAGAAAGCTATCGGCCACAGCTACGACACTGACATTGTCATCAAGACTAAGCACGGCTATGAGATTGAGACGATCACCAAGACTGATCCCCCTGAAACCAATGCGATTCGCTACTGGCTAAGCAACCGTGATCCTAAGCGTTGGTCTGACCGGCGCCATCTGCAAGTCACAGGTAAAGGTGGTGAACCTGCACTTGGTGTCAAGCAGGAGTCCAAGGTAGAGCTCATGAACTCCATAATCTCCCTGATACAGCCTAAACCTGACGGTGTATAAAGTCGTCGCACGTTGTGCGCGCAAGGCGTTATAATCGGAATGCGCGACTTGCAGCCCAGGACACATCATCCAATTGCATGTCTCGCACGGAGAGGGTAGTATCCTTTTGCGCCCATCGCTCGGTGCATCTCCCGGTGCTGCCCTCTCCACCTAACAATAAGAAGAGGCATGACGATGGAAGAGATGGAACAGATGATGATTCAGATATGGCTAGGTCAACTCCTGGCTAGTCTCAAAGAAGGTAAGGTCGATCATGTGATCAATGAGCTGGAGACAGCGCTAACAAGAATAGAGGAGGATCGAGATGGCAGAACCAATGACAACGATGGACAGGCTGGAACTCCTGGAGGGAAAGGTAGCGGGGATACTCTCGCGATTGCCAGACCCGAGGATGAACACACCTCAAGACCATCAGGAGGAGATGCGGCAGAAGATGTTCGCAAACCTGACCCTTCGAGTGCAGGCTCTTGAGACTATCTATGGCGATGCACATGAAGGCATGAAAGCATTGCAAGATCAGGTAGACAACCTGGCAACAGCTATACGTCAGCTTGGCAGTCGTCCAGGCCCAGAGTTCAACGGCTTGGCCAACGAGTTCGAGGAGGACCTGGTAGAGGGTAGGGCTGAGCCTCAGAAGCCAGTCCCTATGGTATTCATACAGGATACAACGCATGGACAGCACCCACGCAAAGTCGTAGTATACCTCGAGTAATGGACCGGCTGAGAAGGTATGGAACTTGCGGTGGCCGTCATGCCATTGGTGCAAAATCACTGATACGCTGCTTGCGACCTAAAGCCACTCAGCTGGTCCACCCTTAGGAGAATGACATGAACTACAAGTTGTTGACCTGGATGCTTGCATTAGCATTAGTTTTCATGGCAGTACTGATAGCCTTCCTACCTCACAGCAATCACTGGAGCATGGTGTACGAAGCCATTCAAGTACCAGAGTTAGTGTGCGATGATGATGGCAACTGTGTACCTGGCGACCAGAAGAGGTTTGTTCTGTTCAACGAGGACGGCCTGACCAAGCAGCAGTGCATTGATCTCTTTGATGAACATCTCCGAAGACTTAACAACAATGCTGCTGTCATCGAGTATGAGATAAGCTGTGACTACCTGGCTACACAGGGTCACGGCATTGACTTCCAGTACCAGAACCAATGGCTTCTATAGGAGAACGACATGATCACAAGACGTATTGTAGTAGGTTGGGTAGCACTGTTGCTGCTAGTAGTGTTGGCTGGTGTAGCCATGGCTACAGAAGTTACACTGCAGTGGACACTGCCGACACTAGACTGTGAAGGCAACGCTCTTGATCAAACATTGCTCGGTCCTGTTGAGATCTATATCTCAGAGTCAACGATACCGGCAGGCGGAGCGCCATGCTCTGATCCAGCAGATGCACCACCATCAGGCTTCACTCCAGTGACTGTGCCAGCAGGCACGACTGAAGTGACCATCGACCTGGAGGCTGGCAAGACGTACTTCTTTCGCTCAAGAGTCCAAGGACAAGGCAGCAAGTGGAGTAATCTCTCGAACGAGGCAGTACACATCATTGACCACATTCAAGTACAGCCACCCACCGTCCTCATCATTGGCTGAGTATCCTCTAGCTAAGGCATACAAGTGGGAAGCGGTCAAGAGTCTAGAGTCCAAGCCTCTCAAGCCCAACGGATTGGAGAACCAGTATCGCAACAGTAGCCGTAAACTTCGGTCTGGTTCACTCTCCTCCAGAGTTCGAGTACGACTTAAACATAGAGGATCTCGCAGCTGAGATCACTGAGCAGCTTGAGGCAGCCAATGAAGACTGGGAGGATACGTTCAATGCCTTCACGATGGAGGAGCTACACTTTCTCCGTTGGCAGATCTGTTGGAGGGCGATGGCAAGAGTCAAGCAGCTACCGCCTCTTGAGTTCGTCAGTGGTGCAAAGACAATATGGGGCATTCGCTCCGGTCGTGGCTTTGGCAAGACACTTGCTGCAGCAAACTGGCTAGGTGCTGAAGCATGCACGATACCTGGACACTATGCAGTCATAGCACCAACACATGACGATGTGAGATACACATGCTTCGAGGGACCTACGGGTCTCTTGTCTTGCATTCCACCACAGCTAATAGCTTCAGCAAACAGTTCGCTACCACTACTGCACCTCACGAATGGCAGTGTCATCAGAGGTTTTGCTGGTGATACACCTGAGAGATTGCGCGGTCCACAGCACAACAAGATCTGGTGCGATGAGATAGCCTCATGGAAGTACCCGAAAGATGCATGGGACAACCTCATGTTCGGCTTGCGTCTTGGCGACTTGCCACAAGTGTTGTGGACAGGCACGCCAAAGCCGACACCTTTTATAAGACAGCTGGTTGATGATCCTCGTGGTGTCTGTGTAGTCGGTAGTACCTATGAGAACCAGGATAACCTAACGGCAGTATTCTATGAAAACGTCGCGAAGTACGAAGGCACCAAGATCGGGAGGCAGGAACTCTACGGTGAGGTTCTTGATCCAGAGGAAGAAGGATTTGTCAAGAGGTCCCAGTGGAGACTCTGGCCAGCAAAGAGGCCGCTACCCAAGTTCCAATACATTATCTACTCACTCGATACAGCCTTCAAAGAAAGAACATACGACAAGAAGAAGATGGAGAGCGATCCAACAGCCTGTTCAGTATGGGGAGTCTTTAGCATCAAGCGCTTCGGCCAAACAGAAAAACATGTCATGCTTCTGGACTGTTGGGAAGACTATCTCGGACTTCCTGCGCTCATTAAGAGAATCAAGAGGGAGCGCAAGTTAACCTACGGTGATCGGGATGAGCCACGCTTGCGGCCAGCTGTTGTCCCCAAGGGGAAGAGGGCAGGACACCAGGGCAGGAAGCTAGACCTCATCCTCATAGAAGAGAAGGGTAGTGGGATCAGCCTCCGGCAATCGCTTGCCACTGAAAATATCCTGACAGAGGGTTATAATCCTGGCTCTGAAGACAAACTTACGAGGTTGCACGTTGTATCACCGATGTTCGCAAATGGTCGCGTCTGGGCTGTTGAGTCAGATGTCAACGCCGGGAACTTCCGCACTTGGGCTGAACCATTGGTTAGCCAAATTTGTAGTTACATTGGACCAGGATCAACTGAGCATGATGATCTACTGGATACCACGACACAAGCTCTCAGACTATTGATGGAGAAGTTCTTTGGACCGTTCACGATCAAGCTCGACCCGAAAGAAGAAGCAAGAGAAAGAGCCCGAGCAGAAGCGAAGCGCAGGAAGAGAAGAAGAAACCCTTATGGATGATACGGTTGCACACCAGATTAAGTATTGTCAAGCGCACTATGATGAGCTGATAGAAGCTCTCGTAGAAAGGCAGTTGACACCAGACCTATCTCGTAACTCAGAGGAACTGATCGAGAAGTTACTTGATGGCAAGATGGATGCAGGTCTAGAGGCCAGCACGGCTATCACGTCTGGTGCTCTGTCACTGTTCGGACCAGAGGCGATCTTGAACCAGGACGGCTGTCCTATCTGTACCTTCAAGAACATCATCACTCATGTAGCTGACCATATGGCAGTGAAGTATCGGGAACTCAACTAATGGCTAACGGGACTATCGAAGAGTTTGAAGGCACTGAGGAAACAGTGACAGACCTGGATGATGGAGGTGCTATCGTCCGAGTTGGTGAAGAGGTTGATGAAGAACAAACAGAAGAATGGTTCGACAACATTGTCGACAAGTTCGAAGAGACAGAGCTGGAGACGTTATCCTCCCGATTGCTTGAAGACATCGACCGAGACAAAGAATCTAGGAAGAAGAGAGACCAACAGTATGAGGAAGCGATCAAAAGAACAGGCCTCGGTAAAGAGGCTCCTGGAGGTGCTGACTTCGAGGGGGCTTCAAAGGCAGTTCATCCAATGCTCACGCAAGCATGTGTCGACTTTGCAGCAAGAGCAATCAGAGAACTCATGCCACCTAACGGTCCAGTACGAACCTATGTGCCCGGAGAAAGACCCACAATAGACCGCATCGAGAAGGCTGACCGTGTCAAGGAGTATATGAACTGGCAGTTCAAGTCACAGATGCCTGACTTCAGGACTGAGCTCGAACAGCTACTTACACAGCTACCTTTGGGAGGTTCTCAGTATCTGCGACTAGTCTACGACCACAAGAAGAAACGTCCCTGCCCTGTCTTTGTCCCGGTGGACGATGTCTATCTGCCATTCGCTGCCAGCAACTTCTACACCGCTGAGCGACATACCTATTGCGAACACATCACGAAGTACGAGTTTGAACAACGAGTCAAGTCTGGGATGTACCGAGACATCGGGGAGATCGTCACGCCTCAAATCCCAACGCCAACCAAATCCGAGAAAGCCACAGAGAAGATAGAAGGCAAAGAGACTTACTCAGGCTACAACGAAGACGGACTTCGTGATGAGTTTGAAGTAACCTGTTACTGCGAGCTTGAAGGTGATGAGGAAGAGAAAGAGTCCTCACCCTACAGAGTAACCATCGACTCAGCTGCAAGAAAGATCGTAGCGATCAACCGCAACTGGGAAGAAGAAGACGAGACGATGCAGTCTCTCTACTGGATGGTAGAATTCCCGTTTGTACCCTGGCGCGGTGCATACTCAATCGGGTTAGGCCAGATGATCGGTTCCTTGTCGGGTGCCGCCACTGGTGCGCTGCGTGCCCTCCTCGACTCTGCTCACATCAACAACATGCCAACCCTGCTGAGACTCAAGGGAGCCAACTTTAGCGGACAGAGCAAGGAGTTGAATGTCGCTGAGGTGACAGAGATCGAGGGCGGTATTGCTTCAGATGATATCCGTAAGCTTATCATGCCAGTCCCCTTCAACCCGCCTTCACCAGTACTCTACGAGTTGCTGGGTTTCTTGGTGGATGCAGGCAATGGCGTAGTTCGTACAACCTTCGAGAATATAGCCGAGCAGAATGCTAACATGCCGGTGGGCACGACTCTTGCCCTAATCGAAGAAGGCATGAAGGTGATGTCCGCCATCCACCTGCGGACCTATCATGCGATGGACTACGTCATTCGCTTGCTTCACAGGATCGACAGGATGTACGTCACTGAAGATGACATGATGGATGACATCGGTGAGGTACTCGCACAGAGGGCAGACTTCGTTCTACCCCTGGACGTAGTACCCACTGCTGATCCTGAAGTCTTCAGCGATGTGCAGAGACTCGCTCAGTTGCAGATCGTGTCAGATCGTGCAGCCGCTATGCCTCAGATATACAATCTAAGGAAAGTCGAAGAGCGATTGCTTGAGCGCACGAAGATACCGAATCCTGATGAGTTGCTCATGCCGATGCCGGAGCCAGAGCAACAGAACGCAGTTAACGAAAATGCAGCCATGAGTCTACAGCGTCCCGTGGCAGCCTTCCCCGAACAAGACCATCTGGCTCATCTGCAGGTCCACCTTGATTTTATGCAGTCCCCAGTGCTGGGTGGTCTTCCTATCATTGCTCCTGGTTTCCTGCCAATGGTGCTGGAACATATCAAGGAGCATCTCGTTCTCTGGTACGTCAACGAGAACTTCAACATCTTGAAGATGGCCATGGGTAGAGAAGATGACCAGATGACCGCGATGCTAGAGCATCAAGATCCTGAGACACGAGCAGAACTTGACAAGACCCTGGCGGCTATCTCTCAGAAGGTCATTCCACGAGCTGGTGAAATACTCTCAGGTATCCCACCGATTGTCCAACAGGGAATCCAGGCAATGCAAGAGATGCAGCCCAAGCCAGAGATCCCAGTTGATCCGAATGCTCAGGCAGCACTTCAACAGAAAGAACAGAAAGACCAGCGAGATGATGCAACCAAGAAGGAAACTGCACAGCTCAGGTTGGTTGAACAGGATAAGAAGTTCGCTCACGACAAGGAGATGGACTTCGCCAAACTCTCAGCAGAGGAAAGGCAGCAAGCAGTCGAAGCTGCTAACGATGATGCACAGCAGGCTAAGGAGTACGCTGCTCGACTCGCAGAACTGCAGCTCAAGGAAGCAGGTGACGACAGACGCACAGATGCCACCCTCGAATCCCGTGAAGACATGAACAAGAGTGATAACCTCACTGCACTTGCCATTGCGGAAGCTGAGATAGAGTCTGGTGAAAAGGTAGCAGTCTCAACCGGAACGGGAATTGATCCCTCGGGATGAATCTGAGGAGGTACGTGGTAGTGGCCTTCATACTCAAAAATGACTCTAGATGATCACCAGAGTTTTATAACGTAGTAACCAGGAGAAGGAAGATGGCAGAACAAGGTAAGGGACCGATCCCTCAGCACAAAGAAATGGCTATGGGCAAGATGCCTAAAGTTTCCGGCAACAGTGGCAGAACCGGCTTCGAGAAGCAAGGCGATGCGAAGGAAGGACAGATTCGCAAGTCTGGCACCAGCACCGGCTCTGGCAGCGGAAAGTCCGGCTACTGATCTCCCCATAGGGATGGGGTGGGGCACCATTTACAACAATAACAATGAGAGGTAATATCGTGCCTCAAATCGAACAGATCTTCATCCAACGACTCAAAGAAGAGCAGGCCCAGTGTATCGACTTACTGAAAACTCCGAAAGACAAATCTGCATTTGGCTACGGAGAAGCGAGTGGTATCTTGCAGGGTCTCAGTCGTGCCGAGCAGTTGTTCAGTGAAGTGATCGGAGAAGAAGATGACGGGACTTAGCGTCGCAGAACTACAACAGAAGACATTTGAAGACGAGTCTGCAATGGACTTCGGCTTCCCTGATGTTGACTGTGGTATGAAGCCTTACGGCTCGCGGATCATCGTGCAAATACGAGTACCGCGCACTACGACACCGGGTGGTCTTGTAATTCCAGAAGAGGCCAGGGAAACTGAGAAGTGGAACACTCAGGTTGCTAAAGTCATCATGCTTGGACCAGTTGCTTTCAAGAACCGCGACACGCTCGAGCCGTGGAAAGAAGGTGAATGGTGTCAGGCCGGCTCTTTCGTCAGAGTCCCTAAGTACGGAGGGGATAGATGGGAGGTGCCGGTTCCTGACCGCCAGGACCCAGCACTATTTGCAGTATTCAACGACCTAGATATCATCGGTGAGTTTACTGGTGATCCCTTAGCGGTTAAAGCATTCATCTGACTGTAGGAGACAGAGATGGCGCCCGAAGAAAAGAAAGAGGAAGAACAGGAAGAATTAGTTCCTGTAGGTGAGGGCCTCGAGGAGGAAGAGAAAGAGGAACTCGAGGAAGAACTCGAAGATGAACAGGAGGAACTCGAAGACGAGGAAGAGGAACGTCTAGGCGCTGGCGAAGAAGAAGAGGATGACGAGAAGAAAGCCAAGCGAAAGGTTGAGCGCAAGACCAGACGTCAACGTCAGAAAGATGCCCGAGCAAGAGACAAAACAGAATTAAGGTTCTTGCAGAATCGCAACGAACAACTGGAACGTAAGTTCAGTGAACTCGATCAACGAGTTGGCCATAGCGAGACTGCACAGATTGATGGTCGGATTACTGACATCAAGTCGAAGATCAAACTCGCTGACCAGGTAATCTCGAAAGCTATCCAGAAATCCGATGGTGATGCAGTAGTTGAGGCCCAAGGTATAAGGGATAACCTCCGTGACAACCTGGGCCAACTGGAGTCTGCTAAGGAATATATCACACAGCAGAGAGCAGCACCGCAAGAGCCAGTCGATCAACGGTTGATGAACCATGCACAGAACTGGATGAGGGACCACGCTTGGTGGGACCCCAATGGTGCTGATGCTGATTCCCGAGAAGTATCTCGTATTGATGCTCAACTGGTCAATGAGGGACTGGACCCGACTACTGAGGAATATTGGGAAGAGTTAACCGAGCGGGTAGCAGAAGGTATCCCAAGCAGATCTGGTAATGGAGAGGCGCGCACGCGCAAAAAGAAAGGAAAACGAAAAGTGAGCGGTCCAACCATGTCTGTGAGCGGCAGAGAACGTCCGCTCAAGAAGAACGAAGTTTACATCAGCCCAGAACGCAAAGATGCCATGGTAGAGGCTGGCGTCTGGGATGATCCTGAGCTCAGACAGCGGTACTTGAAACAGTACGCTACGTATGACGCTGAGCACCGAACATAAGCAGCTTGCTGTAGGAGAAAGCTAATGGCGAAGAAAATCAAACGTGACACGAAGCTGAATGCTGAATCGGAGTCAAAGCGAGACCGAGGTATGGATGATCGAAAGATCACCGAAGACAGGGTCTTGAATGATGATGAGCGGCTTGATGAGTTTCGGCAGACCATGTTCCAATCAGCCTTACCCGATCTTCCTCCGATTGAGGGATATCATGTTTGCTGGCTAACAACGGAAAATCCTCGAGATCCAATTCATGGGCGTATGCGCCTTGGGTATGAACCAATCAAAGACACTGACGTGCCTGGCTTTGAATCCACTTCGATCAGAACTGGAGAATGGGCCGGCTGCATCGGTATCAATGAAATGGTCGCCTTCAAACTTCCTATACATCTCTACGAGGCGTACATGAAGGAAGCGCATCATCAACAGCCTTTAGAAGAAGAACAGAAATTGAATCGGGCGAGAGAGGACGCTGAGGCCGCTGCTACTGCAATGGCAAGAGCGCCTATTAGCTTCGAGCTAGAGGAAGGTATGGATGAACTTGGCGAAGCCCCAGAACCACCGGGATTTGAAGAGACTGGTACAGATAGGTCTCGACATACGCCTAGGTGATCTGGAAACCTAACTTTCATTTGGAGAAACTGCTATGAGTTCTGTAGCTTCCCCGTTCGGACTTAAACCGGCTTGGCATCCCTCGGGTTGTATCAGGCAAGCGCAGGGTACTCTTGCGTCTGGTTTGGCGACGAGCATATTTCAATTCTCTCCACTTGAAGTTCTCACGACAGGATTTCTGTCGCCTGCTGCTGCAGGGTCACGTGCTGTTGGCGTGTTCCTTGGTGTAGAATTCACAGGCACGGATGGTCGGAGGAGAGTAGGCAATCAGTGGGAGGCCAACACTGTTGGTACCGAAATTGTTGTTTACTACACGTTGGATGACGATCTCACTTACGAGATCCAAGCTAACGCCTCTCTCGGCCTAGCCGCAATTGGCGATCAGTACGACTGGACAGCTCTAACGGGTAACACCGTCACAGGTCTGTCTTCTGTTGCACTGGACGTTGCTACTGCTGCTGGTCCTGGCGCCAATGCTGGTCTCAGAGTAGTCGGATTGAATCCGGCTCCGGACAACATCTTTGGGGATGCGTTCCCCATCGTTCAAGTCCAGATCTCTGAGAATCAGTACGTGGCTGATCGTGTTGCCATCTAACTGGTTTAACTAAGGAGACTATAAGCTATGGCTGTCCCAATGAGGTCCACAGACTTTCGGTCGATTGTTGAGCCAATTCTTAACGAGAGTTTTGATGGCATATACAATCAGAGAGCCGACGAGTGGAAGGGGTGTTTTGTCGAGAGAAACGGCACCCCTCGTTCTTATCACGAAGAGCCCGTTCTCTACGGCTTCAATGCTGCGCCGGAGATGCCTGATGGCACTCCAGTAACGTATGATGCTGGCGGAGTACTCTTCATACAGCGCTACGTCTACAAAGTCTTCGGGCTTGCTTTCGCGCTTACCAAGGTGCTCGTCGAAGATGGCGACCACATCAAGATTGGTACGATCTACTCTGAGCATCTCGCTCAGTCGATGATCGAAACGAAAGAGACGCTTTGCGCCAACATCCTCAACCGTGCCTTCAATGGCGCGTTCGTTGGTGGTGACGGCGTGGCGCTCAACGTGCTCAACCATCCCATTGCTCCTGGCAGTGCGGCTGGTGGAGTATTCTCTAACCTGCTGACAACTGCAGCAGCTCTGTCGCAGACATCCCTTGAGCAGATGCTCATTCAGATTCGCAACGCCGTGGACAATAACGGTAAGCGCATCCGCTTGACGCCCAAGAAGATCGTCTGTGGTCCGAGCCTCGTGTTCCAGTCTGAAGTTCTGCTCAAGAGTGTTCTTCGCGCTGGTACTGCTAACAACGACATCAACCCGATCAAATCCATGGGTCTGCTGAGTGACGGACAAGCTAATCTGTCTCGTATCACCAGCACGACTGCATGGTGGGTCGGCACTGATGCTCCGCGTGGTTTGCAGTTGATGAAACGCCGTGGTCTTGAGAAGTCAATGGAAGGCGACTTCGAGACAGACTCCATGCGTTACAAATCAACAGAGCGTTACATTCCCGACTGGACTGATCCTCGGATCGTCTACGGCACCCCAGGACTCTGATTCCGAGAGTTCTTCAAAACCAAGGTGGAGGGGGCAGCGACCCCCTCTGCCACCTTTTAACTGAAGTGCAGCGACGCTTCGCTAGGAGATTCAAATGTTAAATATCGAAGTAACACAATTCCCAAATGGGATTGGCACAGTTGGTGACGACAACGTCCTTAATGGCGTTCCATCACCGTTGCCTCTGAATGCCTCTGCTATCTTTGAAGACTTTACTGGTGGCGAGAACTATCTCGATCATTGGTCAAACGTCGCCATCACTGGCGCAGCAGTAGCGTCAATCTTGGCGAGCTCGGCTGGAGTCGTGCGGTTCACAACTCCGGGTGTAGCAGCTCAAGGTTCTTCACTCGAAGCCAACGGAGCAACAACGCTAGTTGATGCGCACCTCGTTCAAGCTGGAGTTCCATCCTGGATGACAGCACGCATCGACATGAGTGAACCAGTAGTCAACGCATTCATCCTGGGCTTTATCCCTGGTGGTTCTGCTCTTGCTCCGGCAGACGGTGTCTATCTGTCCTGCGCTGCAGCGACTGGTGATGTCTTCATCGTTGTTGAGAACAATGGCGCTGCGCAAGAAACTCAGCTCGTCGGCACATTAGCTGCTGGCCCGAGTGGCTTCATTGAGATCGCCCTCTACTGGGATGGCATCGTAGCTGCTGCCCAATTCCCTGGTGGTGGTGGTTCGTTCATTCCTGCAGTAGCTAACATCCCTGCAGTCGGTCTCAATCCTACTCTTACGATGGTTGAAGGAGCAGGTGGAGCGGCCACTTTTGACGTGGACTACGTTGCCTTTGGTGGTGGACGCTAAAGGAGAAACGCCATGAGGCTCATTAAACTAACACGACAACTGCCTGTTGCTGTAGCAGACGGGGTGTGCTTGGCCCAGCAAACGACTGGGCCTGCCGACCTACTGCTCAATGGTGGTCTCGTTGTCGCTGGGATTGCCCAGATTGGTTCTCAACGGTTCCTGGACTTAACGTCTGCTGGAAACCTGAGCCTAGTTAACTTTACCATTGTAGGTACTGATGACTCAGGCGGACAAGCTCTTGAGACCATCGCCGGTCCTAACGCTGGTACTGTTACCACTGTACTGAACTTTGCAACAGTCGATAGCATCTCAGTTGATGGGGCTGTTGGAGCTGATGTTACAGTCGGTACCAATGCAATAGGTGCTTCATCCACAATCC